GAACCTATCGACCAGCATTATTTCGCCAGAAATGGAAATTTTGATGTCGGAAAGAACGACCAAGGATTTCACTCCCGGCCAACTGCGGACAGCAATCTCCCAACTTATGTATAAAGACAGGTTTCAAAAACAAGGTTTTCCGGTCTATGACGATGCGTTAGAGGCTTTTGTAGATCCGAGGCTTCAAAAAGGATTTATGGGGCAAACGATTTTTCAAGCACTTCCCGGTAGAGGGATTCAGACCCCCTCTTATACGCACCAATCATATTCAGCCGGTATCCCCGGTAGGTATTTAGGCGGTTTACAGAGCCAAAGTGGCAACCTCGGCGTTCCTGCGGATTTATTGTTTTCCCAGTTATTTGCCAAAAACCGAGCTGCGGGCAAATCGGATGACGCTACGTTTACCTCCATGATGAAGTCCCACCAAGGCGAAAAGTTTACTGAGCAAGCCCTTGACCCGCTGATGAGGTTTTTAGGTTACTGACCACGCGGACTAAGAACTGATGCTCGCGCATAAGCTCATTGATGGTATCGGTAACGAACTCCAGCTTCTGTGCGTCAGTCAGACCAAGATAGTCTCGATCCCATTTAACGTAGCCAGAACGAGAATCAGGATTAAAGCCGCAGTATGCAATTATCTTTTTTGACATGGTAAGCCTCCGAAAGAATAGATAAACAGGTTACTACGAAAAGGTTGCAGACTCAAGACAAACAGTTCACAATTCCACGCTACACAAGGAAGTTATAGATTGAGCTAATCGATATGGGCGCACCGATAGGAAACACCAATGGAGCAAAGGGCAAGATGTTCTATGACGCCCTGCGGAAAGCTCTAGTCCAAAACCCCACAAGACTGCCTCGGATAGTAGAGCAGCTCTTGGCTCAGGCTGAGGCTGGAGAGCCTTGGGCGGTGAAGGAAGTGATAGACCGCTTAGACGGGAAGGCCATCCAGATCAACCAGATGGAGAACGCCGATGGGTCTCCAATCCTGAATGCGATACAGGTCACGTTTGTTAAGCCTGAAGTCATAGATGTCTGAGGTCGTAGAGGATCGTGAGCTACTAGCTCAGGCGGTTGCCAAGGCTGAGTTTCCGGTAAAACTTGCGTGTCTCTTTGAGCCCAAGCGATATAAGGTTCTCTATGGCGGTCGAGGCGGGGCGAAGTCTTGGGGAGTCGCTAGAGCTTTACTGATCAAGGGCGCCAAAGACCCCCTAAGAATCCTATGCGCCCGAGAGTTTCAGGTATCGATTAAGGATTCAGTCCACAAGCTCTTGGCCGATCAGATCGAGCAGCTAGGTCTAGCGGAGTTCTACGAGATAACCAACACCGCGATCCGAGGCCGCAACGGGACAGAGTTTTCATTTGTGGGCCTAAAAAACAACATCATGTCCATTAAGTCCTTTGAGGGCGTGGACATCTGCTGGTGCGAAGAGGCCCAGACCATATCCAAGACAAGCTGGAACGTCCTGATCCCAACGATCCGTAAGGACAACTCCGAGATATGGGTGACCTTTAACCCTGAGCTTGAGACCGATGACACCTACCAGCGGTTTGTGATCAGCCCGCCGGATAACGCGTTTGTCCAGAAGATTACATGGCGGGATAACCCGTGGTTCCCCCAGACCCTGCGGGAAGAGAAAGAGAACCTTGAGGTCAGGGATCACGATGCCTACCTAAACGTCTGGGAAGGTCTATGCCGCAGGACGGTAGACGGGGCGGTCTTTGCCCAAGAGCTGACGATGGCCGAGATGGACGGACGGATCACCAAAGTCCCGTATGACGCCGTAAAGCCTGTCCATGCGGTCTTTGACCTCGGTTGGGCAGATAACACCGCGATATGGTTCGTTCAGTTTGTGGGCTTTGAGATCCGGTTGATCCGCTACATCGAGGACAACCAAAAGACCATGAGCTACTACTTGGCCCAGATGCAGTCCTTGGGTTATGTGTACGACACCATTTGGCTACCCCATGACGCCGAGAACACGACCCTAGCTGCGGCTGGCCGGTCGATTGCGGACATCGTCAGGCAGGCCAACTACAAGGTTCAGGTGATCCCGAGAGTCCCGGTGGCTGACTCGATCAACGCGGCTCGGACTATGTTTTCCAAGTGCTTTTTTGATAAGGAAAACTGCTATCAGGGGCTACAATGCTTGAGACACTATCGGTATGATGTAGATCCAGATACCAAGCAGTTCTCTAAATCGCCCCTGCACGACATTTATTCGCATGGTGCGGATGCGTTTAGGTACATTGGTTTGGTGGTGAACGAACCCCGGAAGTCTGGGCCAAAGAAGCCGGTCTACCAGATCCCGGGATCATGGATGGGCTAAAACATGGCAAAAGTAGACGTACCCAGCGCAATCCCAGCAGACTCGCGGATTCAGGAGGCAATCGACTTCCTGAAGTTTTCCAACGAGGCCGACACCGAGAACAGGCAACAGGGTCTTGATGACCTAAGATTTTCAGCCGGTAACCAATGGCCGATTGAGGTTCAGAACTCCCGCCACCTTGAGGCTAGGCCGTGTCTGACGATCAATAAGCTGGACGCCTACGTCAGGCAGATTGTCAACGGGATGAGACAGTCTAGACCCCGGATGCGGGCGCATTCCATGAATTCCGAGGCGAACGCGAAGGTTGCGGACATCCTGACGGGGATCTTTAAGCACATCGAGGTTAATTCCGATGCGGATACAGCCTATGACACCGCCGGTGAGTATGCGGTCAGGATCGGCTGGGGCTACTGGCGGGTCGTTACCGATTATGTACGCGAGGACAGTTTTGATCAGGAAATCTACCTAAGACCCATCGATAACCCGTTTTCGGTCTACTTTGACCCCAACTCAGTCCAGCCGGACGGATCAGACGCTGAGAAAGTTTTGATCACCCAGCTTATGAGCAAGGCCGACTTTGAGAAGCAGTACCCCAATGCGGACTCGGGTGGCGACTTTAACCAGCGCGGGACGGGCGACTTTGACCCCGATTGGGTTCAGAAAGAGGACATCCGGGTAGCGGAATACTTCTACGTTGAGCGCAAAAAGACTAAGTTACTACTGCTGTCCGATGGGACAAAGGTCTACAAGGACGAGGCGCCCAGCCCGGAAATCATGGCTGCGGCAGGCATTATGGTCGTTGGAGAGCGCGACACCATGCGCCGGGAGATCAAGTGGTGCAAGCTGACAGGTCTTGAGATCCTAGAGGAAAGAACTTGGGCTGGACGCTACATCCCGGTCGTCCCGGTCTATGGCCAGATGCTGACCGTTGAGGATAAGCGCAAGAAGTATGGGCTAGTGCGAAACGCCAAGGACGCCCAGCGGATGTATAACTACTGGCAGACCAGCCTGACCGAGAGCATAGCCTTGGCTCCGAAGGCTAAGTGGCTCATGGCCGAAGGTCAGGACGAAGGACATGAAAATGAGTGGGCGCAGGCCAATATCAAGTCGATGCCAGTTCTGCGCTACAAGCAGACGGACATCAACGGTAAAGAGGCTCCCGCGCCTCAAAGACTTCAGCCGGAGCCGCCGCCAGCCGGGGTTATTTCTGCGGCGATGTCAATCGATAGGGATTTACAGTCGGTCGTAGGCATTTACGACCCATCTCAACTTCCACAGGGGAATCAGTCTGGGAAGGCTATTCGCGGTCAGCAGATGCAAGTCGATATGACCAACTTCCATTTTTTTGACAACCTGACCCGATCCATGAAGCACACCGGACGGATCATTCTGGATCTGATTCCGAAGATTTACGACCGCGAGCGGGTCATGCGAATCATTGGCTACGATGGCAAGCCAGAAATGGTAACAATTAACCAGCGAGTCCCTGATGAGATGGGCGTTGAGAAGATTCTGAATGACGTTACTGTCGGTGAGTATGACGTCTACATGGACACCGGCCCGGGCTATCAGTCCAAGCGTCAGGAGGCTGTCGAGGCCATGATGCCGATGATTGCCACCAATCAGGAGCTTTTTAATCTTGCAGGCGACCTAGTCTTTAGGAACATGGACTTCCCGGGTGCTGAGGTGATTGCAGACCGTCTAGCTGCGATCAATCCTTTGGCTCAGATTGACGAGAAGAGCGAAATCCCGCCAGAGGTTCAGATGAAGCTCATGCAGGCCGAGAAGCAGATTGCGGATATGCAACAGATGATTGCCGCGATGCAACTAGAGAAACAGTACCGCGGGGACGTTGAGGCCATCCGTCAGGAAGGCGAGACCAAGCGTAAGCTCATGGATGTGACCTCTAGGGCGTACAACACCGACACGATCAACGAGGCCAAGGTCAACCAGCAGATCCTTGCGACCAAGACCTCGCAGGACAAGGCCGAGCTGGACGCCATCACGAAGATGCTCTTAAAACGCATGGACACCGGCCAGCTCCAGCAGGCCATCAGGGAAAAGGACATGGAGCAGGCTCAAGTGGCGAGCTTTGCCGAGCGTGAGGTAAATCAGACCGAGAACCCGTTTATCCAACAGCAAAAACAAATCGCCGGATTGGGATAATTGACACCTATCAAGAAACAGTTTTTAATAGATATTACCTACCGATGGGTTCATCGGGTTTATTCTTGGAGTGATCCATGTCCGAAGTAGCGCAAGAAGTAGCGCAAGAGCCAGCCCGGAAACAGGCTGCGATGGTAGTAACGAGTGAAAATTTAGCCGAGTTTTCGTTAAAGAAAATTGGTTTAGCGCCCAACGGGGCTCCTACTGAGGCCGCAGAAGCGGAGCCGGTAGTCGAGCAAGAGGCGAGTGAGCCGACTAACGAGGGTGAGGCTGCGACAGGTGAAAAGAAGCAAAACCCGAAGCTAGAAAAGCGGTTTTCGGAACTGACTAAGCAGCGTGAACTGGCCCGCCAAGAAGCGGATCGGGAGCGCCAAGCGCGGTTAGAGCTGGAGAATCGGCTAAAGGAAATGGAGTCCAAGGTCTCCCCTCAAAAGGAACCTAGCGACCCTGATCCCAAACCCGATCCAAGCCAGTTCAATGACGCCTTGGAGTACGCTGAAGCTCTGGCCGAATGGACGACTGACAAGAAGTTAAGAGAACGTGAAGTAGCAGAGATGGCTCGCAGGGCTCAGGAGGAACAGGCTAGGAAGTATTCCGAGTTCCAAAAGAGAATGGAATCTGCGAAGTCAGAGCTGCCGGATTTTGAGGAAACGATTGCCTCTGGTGGGGACATTCCTGTGAGTGCCTCGGTCAGCGAAGCAATCATTGAGAGCGACTACGGGCCACAGATCCTGTATTACCTCGCCGACAATCCAGAGTTCACTAAAGGACTTCAAGACAGGTCGTTGACCGCACAAATTAGAGCTATCGGGCGACTTGAGGCCAAGTTTGAAAAAGCCCCTCAAGACAGCAAGAAGGAACCTGTGGCGAAAAAATCGAATGCTCCGGCTCCGATTTCGCCTATCAAGGCAAGCAGTTCTACGGTGGACGTAGGTCTAAGCGCTGATCGTCAATGGCACGGGACTTACGAACAATGGAGAGCGGCTCGCCTTGCGGGAAAGATCAAGTAGGGGCAAATTGAAACCTTTTTTGGAGTGATAAAAAATGGCAAATAATTTGCTAACCATCTCCATGATCACCAACGAGGCGTTGATGGTCTTGGAAAACGAACTTACGTTCACGGCCCGCGTTGACCGTTCTTATGACGATCAGTTTGCGGTTGTTGGCGCTAAGATTGGTAACACCGTAAACGTCCGGCGTCCCGGTCGTTTTATTGGTACTACCGGCCCTGCGCTTAACGTAGAGGACTTCAACGAGACTTCCGTCCCGGTGACCCTCTCAACCCAGTTCCACGTTGACACCCAGTTCACTACTCAGGATCTGGCCCTGTCGTTGGATATGTTCTCGGATCGCGTTCTGAAGCCTGCTATCGCCGCCATCGCTAACAAGATGGACTTTGATGGCACGACTATGGCCGTTCTGAACACCGCCAACACCGTTGGTACTGCTGGTGTAGTTCCCTCTGACATCGCTACGTTCCTGACTGCACAGGCTTATCTGGACGGTGAGGCAGCACCCCGCGATGGCAAGCGTTCCTGCGTGGTTGATCCGTTTACCGGCGCATCCATCGTTGGCTCGCTCAAGGGTCTCTTTAACCCGCAGGGCACGATTTCTGGCCAGTACGAGAAGGGCATGATGGGTAAGGACACCATCGGCATGAACTGGTACATGGATCAGAACGTGGTAACCCATACCTACGGTTCGTACTCGACCGCAACAATGGCCACCAACACCAGCACCTTTACCGGCTCGCTGACAACTGGCTGGGCAGCTACCTCGACCATCACGATTTCTGCGGCTACGGCCAACGCAGTCCTGAAGGCTGGCGATACCATCCAGATCGATGGCGTGTTTGCGGTCAACCCGCAGAACCGTCAGCCCTATGGTGGCAACGTCAAGCGGTCGTTTGTTGTGACCTCGGCAGTTACGATTACCTCTGGCGGCTCCGCATCGGTGACGGTCTCCCCGGCCATCATCACAGGCGGTCAGTTCCAGAACGTAAACGTGGCTACCACCAGCGCAACAGCCGCTGTCACGCCGTTTAACAAGACCGGCGCAGTTAGCCCGCAGAATCTGGTGTTCCACAAGAACGCCTATACTCTGGCTACCGCTGATCTGGAACTGCCTGACGGTGTTCATTTCGCTGGCCGCGCCTCAGACAAGCAGCTTGGTCTGTCGATTCGCGTTGTTCGTCAATACACGATCAACAACGACTCGATCCCGACCCGTCTGGATGTCCTGTACGGCTGGGCTCCCCTCTACCCCGAACTCGGTTGCCGTGTTGCAGCCTAATTAACTGAGAAAGGAACTTAGAAATGAGCAATCCCGGCCCAGCAAGTACCCAAACCTCTAACTACCTATTCAACGGTAACGCCTCTGACGGTGTTGCCCTTGGCGTGGCAGGTGGTGAGGTTGGTTTTTATGGCGAGACCCCGGTAGTCCAAGCAGCCGCAATCACCACGATTGCAGATGCCGCTACTGGTACTCAAATCGCCACAGCAGTAAACGCCATCATCACGGCGCTTAAAGACATCGGCATTACCGCCTAAGATGTTTTGATGACCGAGAAAGCCGCCCCCAAAAGGGGTGGCTTTTTCTTTATCGGAGACTAGATGAAACACATAATGATTGCGCTCCCAACGTACACGGGGGTTGTGCATATAGGGACTGTCCACAGTCTTATTGATGACCTGATCCAACTGGTTCTACGGGGGGATAGGTTTACCCTAGTAGATGACGTAGGCAACTCGGCCATAGCTGACTGTCGCGGGGTAATAGCGTCAAATTTTTACAAATCTGACTGCGATATGCTGGTCTTTGTAGACAATGATGTCTGCTGGGAGCGCGGCGCTTTACTGAAACTTATTGACCATCCGGTTGACCTAGTGGCTGGAATCTACCCCCATCGGGTTGATCCCCTGATGTGGACAGTCCGCTGGGATCAAAGTAAGAAAGAGCTTTGGGCCGACCCCGAGACCGGGCTCTTGGAGGTCGAGTGCGTCCCAACGGGATTTATGAAGATTTCTCGGAACTGTATCGCCAAGATGATTGAGGCCCACCCAAATACTTGGGTGCATGAAAAGGCCGAGGGCGGTGAGTTTTGGCCATTATTTGAACCCCACCTAGATGTCAGAAAAAAGCATCGTTACGGGGAAGATTATTCGTTCTGCATGAAGTGGAGAGAACTGGGCGAAAAGGTCTGGATTGATCCTGAAATCGGTATGGGTCATGCGGGACTAAAAGTTTTTCAAGGACATATTGGAAATTGGCTCAAAAGTAGGATAATTTCACAATCAACAACTGAGGTGTCTCAATGAACTCTATCAAGATTCTTTCCCCCACCTACGCCCTAGACCTCACAGCGGGTCTTTTGTGCTTCCGGGTGGCATGATTTTCCCGATTTACATTGATTGCCCAGCCCCTAACATATTTATCAAGGGCATTTCGTCTGCTACTAATACGCTTTATATGACGCTGGTGGCCACCGAGTAAGGGGTTTTTTATGGCAAACGATACTGCCAAGACGCAAACAGTAAACTTTCTCCCCGTTCAGGGGACGTTTGAGCCCCTACCGCCCTACGACATTATTACGTTCATTGGGCCTGCCGGAGAGCCGTTTTATGCCCCTGTAAACCCTGTTTTAGACGGGGTAAGCATCACTAACAGCACAATCAACAGCACCACCATCGGGGCAACAACCCCGTCCACGGCGGCTTTTACGACCGCCACGATGTCGAACCAGCCCGCAAGCGACACCGACCTCTGCAATAAGCTCTACGTTGACACCGTTGCCCTTGGGATTGCATGGAAGCAACCCGTTTTAACAGCGACATCAGGGCCGATTACCCTGTCAGGAGCCCAGACCGTTGACACCGTTCCGGTCGTTGCGGGTGACCGAGTCCTAGTTAAGAACCAATCATCAGCCTACCAAAACGGTATCTATATCGTTGGGACGCCTTGGACACGCTCGCCAGACGCTAATTCTTGGGACGAGCTGATCTCCGCGATGGTGTTCGTAGAGGAAGGCGCTCAAGCTGGATCTGCTTGGTATTGCTCTGCACAACAGGGTGGAACGCTTGGGGTGACTGCGGTCAACTGGTCAAACTTTTCCCTGACAGGCGTTTACAGCGCAGGAACCGGACTAACTCTAGTAGCAAACACGTTCAGTATTACCAACACCGGGGTCTCAGCGGCGACTTACGGCTCTGCGACAACCACGCCAGCGATTGTGGTCAACGCTCAGGGTCAGATTACATCTGCGACCAACACGACCATCACCCCTGCAATAGGTTCGATTACCGGTCTAGGAACGGGCGTAGCGACAGCTTTGGCTATCAATACCGGTTCGGTCGGGTCTATCCTTGTAAACGGTGGCCCGCTAGGAACCCCGGCATCTGGAGACTTCAGTACGGGCTCCTTTACATGGCCTACGTTTAACCAAAACACCACAGGAACCGCCGCTGGCTTATCGACTACGTTAGCCATAGGTAGCGGTGGAACGGGCCAGACAACGGCCTCTGCCGCGTTTAACGCCCTATCCCCAATCACAACGACCGGTGACTTGATCATTGGTAACGGGGCAAATAGTGCTACGAGACTAGGAATCGGTGCGAATAACACGGTTCTGACTTCTAACGGAACGACCGCGTCTTGGGTGTCAAGCTCTGGATTTATGGTCTATCCGGGCGCTGGGATACCTAACTCGACCGGTTCCGCGTGGGGTACGAGCTACTCGACCACGGGTACAGGGACGGTGGTTGCGTTAGCAACTGCTCCTACACTAAATAACCCAGTAATTAGTAACTACATGGACTTCAGTAACGGCGTTGCGACAACGCTGGCGGCTGGTCGTATGTGGTACAACGGCACGACAGGCTCTTGGAACCTTGGAATGGGTAACGGCAACATTACCCAACAGGTTGGCGAGGAACTCTACCGTTACGGTAAAGCAAGCGGAGCAATTACGGATTCACCCCTCCAGTTAGTTTACAAAACTGGCGTGGTTGGGGCCTCTGGGGTGATCACCTTTGCCCCCGCAGTTGCCGGTATTACACGCGGTGATGACATCCTCGGTTGCGCCACAGAGTCTATTGCGTTAAACGGCTTTGGTCGGATTACGACCTACGGCATTGTTAACAACATCACGACTGACGGTGCGGCCTACGGCGAGACATGGGCAGATAACGATGACATCTACTACAACCCAACCACGGGTGGATTGACTAAAAACTTCCCAACGGCCCCCGGCTTAAAGCTGCTGGTAGGAACCGTTATCAATGCGGGTAGCGGTGGATCAGGCTCATTTATTGTCAAGTTGGGCGTTGCAACATATCTGAGTGCGCTGTCAGACGTTCAGTTAAGCAGTTCCACGGGCGGTCAGTTACTGAGCTACAACCAAACGGGCGGCTACTGGAAGAACACAAGTATTACAGCCGGTACAGGTATTACGGTCACGCCTACCGCTGGTGGAGATGTCACGATTGCGAGTACGGTGACAAGCGGGGTCACGATTACAGACGATACGACCACCAACGCCACGCGGTACATTACGTTTTCAAACGTCACGACCGGCAACGAAACCACGTTAGACGTATCGTCTACCAAACTGCAATTTAATCCCTCAAACGGGTTATTCGTTCTAGGTGGGACGTCAGCCATCCAGATCCCAACGGGGACGGACGGCGATAGACCGACAGCAGCTACGGGGATGTTGCGATTTAACACCACATCATCGACATTTGAGGGCTATAACGGATCAGCTTGGGGTGCGATTGGTGGCGGTAGCAACATCACGACATACGGACTGTGGGAGAACGCCAACGCGATTAGTGCGAATTACACCATCGGCACAAACAACAATGGTCTGTCGGCTGGCCCGGTCACCGTAAATTCTGGTGTAACCGTAACAGTACCAAGCGGTTCAGTATGGACTGTGGTCTAGGAGAAAAACATGGCAGTAACGATTAACGGAACGACAGGTATAGCAGGCGTAGACGGGTCTGCATCTACCCCAGCAGTTCAAGGAACAGATACAAATACTGGGGTATTTTTTGGTACGGATACCGTCACTATCGCCACGGGTGGAACAGCCGCAGTCACCGTAGATTCAGGTCAGCGAACTAAGTTTCCAACCACTATTGGTGTAGGTAATGCTACACCATCAACTTCAGGCTCAGGAATTTCT